AAAGGAGGAACTGGATAAATCTATCGACGAAAATCTCAATCTCTCCTTTTCCCAGTTGAAAGATAAATCGCACGATTCTGCTTGGAAAAAGGCGTACAACGGGACAGGCCGTAAGGTTATGGATGATTATTCTATAGCGTTGGCTGCTGGAGCCGATGAAAGCACCTTGCGTTATATCCTTGAACAGGAAGAACTATGTAAAGCGCTTGCGTAATGGCTCTTTCTGATTCCTTGTCTCTGGATATGTTGAAGAAGTTGGCCGATGCTTCCATCGAAAAGGGCAATGTTTATCGTATTGAGATGGATGAATCCAATGGGGTTACTCCGAAGAATCCTGAAGACGCTTCAAGGTATAAGTATTTCATTGTGCTCGGATTTGATAATGCCGGCAATGTGTATGGAGGAGTGATAATGAATTCCGAGATAAATAAGTTTATGCCTTCGGCTATTGTGCAGTTGCAGATACCGGTACAGAGAGTTCACTATCCATTTCTGAAACACGATTCCTATGTCAATTGCGCTGATATCAAAGAGGTGAATATTTCAAAATTCTCGGAGTGGCAATATCTTGGCAAGGTAGGTAGCGTAGATTTTGACATCATCTGCGAAGCCGTGCGCAAGTCTCCTGTGATGACGAAGGCAAATCTTCAGAGGTTTGGTCTGTGATTCTATTTGCCTGCACGGAAAAGTTGTGTAACTTTGAGATGGGATGTAGTGTATAATCCATATATTCTTACAATGCTTGGATGGAGTCTTATATGTATTTTTGCTATCGCATGCTTGTTAATTATTGCGATGCTGATGGCGTTGCCTATAGTTTTTCTTGTGGGAGGCGTTGGTAATCTTATGCCGCCGAAACTGCCGAAAAATATAGATGCAATGCCTAAGGATACCCAAGAAATGTATACTAAAATATATGAACAAGAATGTGTAGAGTGGAATAACACTAGCAAATCTAAGCGCGTGTGGACTTCTATTTGCTCTATTCTTTTTGCCGTGTGTGTCGCATTATGGCTGGTTGCGGAGTTGTTCGACCTACTTTAATTCTAATCAGAATAACGCTGGATTAGCGGTTTTAGTCAATTCCTTGTCCTTTATTAGCTCTCTTCGGAGGGCTATTTTTGTACCATAAATCATAACGTAATGGCAGGAAAGATAAGAAACGAGGATTTGCAGCTGAACATCATCGTAAATGGCGATGTTGGGCGCAAGCGTATATTGGAGTTGGAGCAGACGATGCGAGATACAGAATCGTCGATAAAGGCCACCAACCAGCAACTTCAGGCACTGTCTGCCGCTGGCAAGAACGGAACGAAAGAGTACAAGGCTTTGAACCAGACTCTTAAAGACCAGAAGAAATCGCTTGAGGAGAGCCGCAAGCAATTTGACAAACTTCAGAGCGGTATATCTCTCGAGAACAAGACCATTTCAGAACTTCGCAATCAGATAAAACTCACTAATGCGGCTCTTGGCAAAGCTGTCCCGGGGACTGAAAATTGGAAGAACTTGAATCGCACATTACAGCAAACAAAATCGCGGCTGAAAGAGCTTACTGACCAGTCTAAAGCGGTCCATTACACAACTTGTGAGCTGTCGGATAAGTTCAGTAAGTATATCGTGAGCATATATGGTGCGATTGGCGCGATTCAAGGTGCTTTCAATAAATTTACTGGGGCTCGTGATGCTTTCCTCTTGTATGATGAGGCATTGACTGATGCGATGAAGACCACGAATCTGACGAAAGACGAGATCCTGGATCTGAGCGCCAGCCTGAAGCAGATTGATACGAAAACACCTCAGAATGAACTTTTAGCACTTGTTCGTGCTGGTGGTAAACTCGGCATAACAGGACAGGAGGATCTTCTCGGCTTTGCAAGGGCCGCTGATAAAATCAATGTCGCATTGTCCGAGGATCTTGGAGGCAATGCCGAAGCTGCTATCACAGCCATTGGCAAGATGACAGACATCTTTAGCCTTACCGACGAGTATGGTATAGAGCAGGCTATGCTGAAAGTCGGTTCTGCTATCAATGAACTCGGCATGGCTTCCACTGCCAATGAAGGCTATATCGTGGACTTCTCCAAGAGACTTGCAGGTATTGCTCCGAATGCGGACATCAGCATTGACAAGATATTAGGTCTTGCCGCTACTCTCGACAAATACGGTCAGCAGTCTGAGACTTCCTCTACAGCTATCGGCCAGACGATTATGGCGATGTTCAAGCGAACTGAGACCTTTGCACAGATAGCCGGCATCCCGCTGGAGGAGTTCTCTGAACTATTGAAGACAGATGTGAATGAAGCCCTATTGAAAGTTCTGGAAGGGATGCAGCGCGGCGAGGGTGGCCTTGCGTCCGTGACCGCAGCAATGGAAGAAATGCACTTGAACGGACAGAGGGCTGCCACGGTACTCGGCTCGCTGTCGAAGCATACGGACGAACTGCGTTCACAGCAGGAAATTGCAAACAAGGCTTTCTCTGCCGGCACTTCATTGACAGCGGAATTTGCGGTCAAGAACAACTCTTTGACGGCAGAACTGGAAAAGCAGAAGAAAGCAATCCTGGAGAATGTGGTAAGTCTTGGCGAGAAGCTGAATCCGGCAATGTCGGAAGGAATGACGATTGCAAATGGTGGGCTGAAAGTTATTTCAGGCCTTATAGGCGTCGCTGTGAAACTGCGATTGATTATATATGCTTTAACGGCGGCTTATGTTGCAAATACTATTGCTAAAAAAGCCGCGTGGTTCTGGTCTAAAGCACATCGGGAGGAATTGAATAAAGAAGTTTTGACATTAAGAACTGCTAAAGCCGGAACAATAGCATTTGCTATAGCACATAACCTTTTGGCCGGAAATGTCAAGGGTGCCGTTGCTGCTTTTAAGTTATTAGGGAAAGCTATTAAGTCAAATCCTGTAGGGTTAATAGTAGGTGCTTTTAGCGCAGTGGCGGGTGTTGTTGTTTCGGTTGTTAGACGATTAAATGAAGCAAAAAAGGCTCAGCGTGAACTCAATAAAGCCTATACTGAGACCATCGACAAGATCGGACGGGAACGTAGCGCCCTGGATAGGATGGGAAAGGCGGTGACCGATGCAAAGATTGGCTCGCAGGAACGTGCTGATGCTATAAAAAAACTGAACGAGCGTTTCGGGGATTATCTCCCTCATTTGCTGACGGAGAAATCTTCGAATGAGGAGGTAGCAGCGGCATTGAAATTGGCAAATACTGAGCTTGAGCGGAAAATAAAGCTGCAGGCGATGGAAGAGGCGCAGACTAAGATCTTCAATTCGTTGACAGATGCTGCCAGCAAGGCGACTGATTCTGTGATAGGCTTCCTGGAGAGGTGGAATCAGACAAAACTGACTACTTCTCAAATCGAGGCGGTTACTAAGGCGGTGGTAGATTATAGAGAGGCTATGAAGGCGGCGGAATCCGAGCAGGACCCTCTCAAGAAATCGGCAGCTTTGTCGCTTGCCAAATCGAATCTGGCTGGAAAGGTGACAGCAGCGGGGCTTAATTATCCGGACATGTCGCGTGCAAAGAATGCACAGGAGGCATATTATATGCTTCCATTGGTGGAGAGTTTCTATAAGGTTCTTGACGGCTTGAGAGTGGCGGCCGCTGCGGCAGTGCAGGATGAAGCGAAGCTCAATGGCCTATATGGGATGGCTTCATCTGGCCCAGTCGATGAAAGCAGCCCGGACTTCATAGGACCGACATTGAAGAAGACCACATCTGCGGGGGCTTCTTCTCCATCTGTGACAGTCGGTCCCACTTCATCTGGAGGCAAGTGGTCACTCGGTTCAGACAGTCAATACCTTCAGGCTGCTTATGACCTGAAAGAGCAATATAGACAGGGCGACATTAAATCAGAGGACGAATACCAGAAGAAGATTCTTGATCTGGAGATACAGACGCTTCAGGATAGAATTGCTTCTGGCAAGGAGACAGGAGACCAGTTGCTTGCTCTAAAATCACAGTTGGCGGATAAGCAAATCAAACTTCAGAAAGACGAATCCGATGCGGAAAAGGCTCAGACGGCAAAGGAAGCAGCTGAGAAAAAGAAGCAGATTGACGATGGTATCAGTCTTCTCGAAAAGCAGTATCGTCTTGAAAAAACGGCTATGGAGGCAAAAAATGCTGAGGAGCTGGCTGCAAGTAAGGCAACAGGGGACGAACTGGCACAGCTGAAAGAAGAACAGGCGAAGAGACTTGCCGGCATTGACCTAAAGTATCTTGGCGAGTTAAAGGCGGAACTCGAGAAGATTATAGAATCTAGCGATAGTGCCGATTTTATGAAACTCGATGGCGGGAACCTGGATGCCATAAAACTGAAGCTTCAGGAAATACGGAAGACAATTGCCGAACTGACAGGGTCTCAGGGCTCGGAGGGCGAATCGGCTGAAACGGCAACCGCACCGAAATCAGGAGGAACGCTGTTCGGAGTTGGTCAGGAGGAATGGAACCAGCTTTTCCAGAATATCGCAGACGGAAAATACGGGCTCGAAGATCTGACAAATACTGTAACTGCGCTAGAGGGGGCTTTTAGTCAAATGTTTAGCCTGTGGTCTCAGGCGTCCGAGCTCCAGGCGGCGAGGGATAAGAGTGCTTTTAAAAACTACGAGAAGCAGAATGACAAGAAGAAAAAGTCTCTGGAAAAGAGACTGAATGCCGGGCTTATAAGTGAAGCTCAATACAATGCGGAAATTGAGTCGCTGGAGAAAGAGAAGGACACCTATCAAGAACAGATGGAACTGAAGCAGGCTAAGAGGCAGAAGGCTCAGAAGATCACACAGTCTATTATCAATACCGCTCTTGGCGTTACCAAGACATTGGCAGAATGGGGAATCCCTTGGGGCATCGCTCCTGCAGCGATTATGGGTGCAATGGGTTTGGCTGAGACTGCGATTATTGCTGCCACTCCGATTACGACAGGCGCCGAGGATGGTGGGCCTTTTAATATAAAAAGGGCACAGGACGGAAAGACTTTCAAGGCGAGGCTGTCTCCGGACAAGAGGGGGTTCGTCTCTTCTCCTACAGTTCTGGTGGGAGAGAATGGCGGGGAATATATAATTCCAGCGGCAGGTCTTGCGAATCCGACACTGCAACCGTTCTTGGCAACATTGGAAACTGCAAGACGGAACGGCACGCTCAAAGATCTGAATTTTGATGCCGTGTATCCTCTGTCGGCCACGATGGCCAGGGCTGAAGGTGGAAATACGCAAGCCGGCAGTACATCTCAGGTTGTCATTCGGGAGACTCAAGACACCAGCAGGCTTATAGATGTTATAGAGGCATTGAACAAACGCCTCAGCCATCCAATCCGGGCTGATGTGTCGATGCTGGGGAAAAATGGAATTGTGGAGCAGACCGAAAAGTATAACAAGTATAAGAGTCGGGGAAGATTATGATCAGAATATTGACTGACAAGGGCGTATCATTGGATATTGATCCGTCTGTTGAATTTGAAATCGAGTATGAGAATCCTATGTTGGACGACAGCCACATGCCAGTGCCATACAGCACGGCCGTGGCGCTGCTTCCGTCTGCGACCAATTGCAAGGCATTGGGGTACTTTCCATCAATGATGCTTGAACCGATTACAAAGAATATCCCCGTCACTATAGAAGTCGGCGGCATACCTCTGTTTTCAGGGGCATTGACTTACGACTCGATAGAAGACGGGAAGTTGAACTATACTTTTTCAGGCAGGGATATGGAGGTGGAGTGGTCGAAGAAGATATGGCAGTTGGACATCTTCTCGTATAAGGGGGCAAATGTCGATAATGTCATCAATGATGTCGTGAACGGGAATATCTCCGGCGTTTCGGCGCCTCTGATGGTGACTACGTCTTCTGTGGCCGATAGCGTGTATGAGGACAGCGGCAATAATACAGTCGATGTGGTAGATGGCAATGTCAAATATTTGAATTGCCCGTTGACTATTGGTCAAGGCGGCCATATGGCATACGAAAAATTTGATCGTTCAGGATTTACTCCAGTGATAGACATTGACAGGATTCTCGCAGCATTCCCAGCCGCTGGGTCCGTCTTGCCATCGTTCTCTCCATTGTCCATAGTCGGGCGATATCCTTCAATACTGTCTTATTATAAGAATTCAGGATCAACTCCGTCAGGGGGAGAAGACCGGCCCGCCTATGCGGAGGGTGATTATAATTTAGCGGAGACGCTTCCGGATATTTCTATGGCGGATTTGGTGAAGAATTTGATAAAAATTCACTGTGCTGCAATCTATTACGATGGGGACAAACTGAAATATGTGAGGTTCAATGATGTCGTGACTGCAAGTGCGGAGGACTGGAGCGATAAGGTTTCAGATAAATATTCGCTGGATAAGGAGGATGCTTGCCAATATGATTTTGGATTCGCAGACGATGGCTCGAGCGACTATAATTCTTCCTCATTGGCAGAGGCGACTACTGCCGATGAATTACCGATGGCGGTCGGAATGTCGGGAGTTTTGGCTGCTGCCAAAAAAGATGAGTACTCTGCAGTTAGAGAGGCGTTTACTGGTGATGTGTTCTCTGGAAAGTTCTTTTATTTCCAAGTGAATAAGATCTATCTCGAGGATGTGGTCTTTCATAACACTAAGGCCCGCGAATCTAAGGTGGCCGGCAGCGATGTTTCCTCATTTGATGCAAAGTCAGACTTTATTCCGGTGCGCACTGTTCCGGAAGTACTGTATAAGTATATGGGAGGGCCGCCATCCGTATATTCTCCAATATATAGGGCCGCTCCTCTAGTTGCTCGGATTTCTTCAGATTCAGACAGGGACTCGAAAGTATATGTAGGTTATGTGTTTGGCGGGCAGATGTCTGATTCCGGATATACGCTGGGCCCTGATGGCAAGGATTTGTTCTGTGGTGGTCCTCTGACAAAGTTGGATTATCCGAGTCTGATGTCCGTGGATGACTTGTGGAGGCAATATCATGAAAATTTTGCCACTTGGCTTTCCCGAGATAGACAATGCGTGAAGGTAGATTTGAACCTATCGCTGCTAGAGATCTGTAATTTCAGAATGTATCGCCTTGTTTATTTCAATGCGAGACGATGGGTTGTCCGAAAACTTACATTGACATTCAATGTCAACTCTGATTCGGTTTCGGCAAGAGGTGAGTTCCTTTCGTATGATTCTCAGAGGTGACTCTGCGTGTCCTTTCTGACGGATGCGGTTTGCCTACTTTTGTGACAGAAGATAGGCGATATGACCATTAATGATACATACGGCAAATATGAAATAGTTTTCAGCAGGAGTGTGTCGGATCTGCGGGTGAGCGATGCCGGCACTTCGGCTGTACCTGTTTCGGTTATGGTGGACACTGAGGAGGTGGCCGCGTTTTCAGTGATGCCTTATAATAAGGAAATTGTCCTGAATTTGTCCGGAATATTGGAGTCTTGTGCTGCAGGCAACCTGCCAGGTCTCTCATCGGCATATATTGTAAGGAGCATAAAAATTACTGTGGGTGGCCAGAAATGGGAGCATCTTGTCCTGTTTGGGGTGAAGCCTGCCAAACTGAGTGTTGACAAGTATGATATCCTGACGCGTCGGCCTGCACGTGTGATGACATTCAGGGACAGTGTTGAATATGTGTCTTTAAAGTGGGAGTTCTACTCGGCTCCGGGCACTGGCTCGGAACTGCTGGCGGAAGTATATTTTATGACACATCCTCCGGTGAAGGTTACGCTTCCGGGCCCGGCGTTGTTGACTTCACATACCGGTATGGCGCGGATTGACTGCTCTTTCGCTGTAGTCAGTGCTGCCGCAGCTTCTGCCGGATATGGGGATGAAGTTATACTCGGCTGGAAAGTATGGGCAAGGGATGTGAAACTTAGCACTTCCGGTCCAGCCGTTGAAACGCTAGGGGCTCCGCAAGAATTCTACTTGCTGCCGTCCCGCGGGCATTGCTCATATCTGTTCCGGAACTGTTATGGCTTCTTTGATACTATCCACGCTACCGGCCCGAAGTCTTTGACCCCTGATGGCGAAGTATCGACTTTCATCAATGGTGGGCTGGAGAGTGAGCTTGATAATTCGGCAAGGCTATACTTTGAGCAGGGCACCGGTTACATTGCGACTAAGGGCGAGGCTTCTTTTTGGATGGACTTTATGCGCAGCTCGGAACGATACGTCATTGAGAATGGTACCGCCAAGAAGATTATCATTGACGAAGGCGATGCGAAGACAACGATTGAGGAATTGTCTTCCTTTAAGTTCAAGTGGCATTACGCTGACAGAAACAACGATTACAATATATGAAGAGACAACATTACAGAAGTGACCTTGCATTGAATGTCAGGATCACGAGGCCTGCCAATTCCGACGGTGGTGGCGGGCAGGTGGCTATTCCGGAGCATGTCAGGCTGGAGTATTTTGTTCCTGACGGGCGCACGTCAATTGTCGCCGAGCGAAATGGAAAGGATACGACTTTATGCAAGCTTTCAGAAGACGGAATGTCTCTGGAGGTGTTCTTGCCGTTGTCAAGGAGGCAGCTTGGTGTCGGAAATCTTATAGTGGTAATCACTGAATACTCTCCGGCGGCTGGGTTCCCTGATGAGATCAAGGAAATACATAATCCGTCAGAAACGGGCATACAGCTTTGGAGGGGCGCGTCTGATGGCGATGGGACAATTACAACTGAAGCGGAATTGGTGGCGTGGAGATATGGCTACAGCGCGTATGAATTGGCGAAAATACATGGTTTTGAGGGAACTGAGGAAGAGTTCATCACCTGGTTGCGTCAGCCGGCTGTGGATGCTTCAAATAAAGCCGATAGTGCTGAATTGGAGAGAGCTAAAGCGGAGACTGGGCGAGTATTTGCGGAACTCGGTAGGGTGTCTGCCGAGGAAGGTAGAAGCGAAGCGGAGAAGGATCGTGCCAATGCCGAGAGTTCTCGCGCAACAGCGGAAAATTCCCGCGTTAAGGCCGAGCAAGAACGTGTTGACGAGTTCGGCCGGCTGAAAACTGAATCGCAGACTGCAACAAAGAATGCACAGGACGCGGCGAACATCGCAGCAGTGAACATTCTTGCGATCGACGTCAACGCAGAATCGGGTGTGATTACAGCCCACACTGGTGGTGACAGTTCAGCTTTTGCTTCTGGCGGAGTTAATCAAGAGACTGGGAATATCGAGTTAAACTTTAATTATAATTAATAAAAATTATGGCAACGCAATCTAAGATTATAGGCCGCGTACCTGTCTCAAGGCAGGAGTATGTTCAGGGCGCGACCTACTATAAGGACAACATCGTGATGCGCTATGGTTCTGCATTTCAGTGTACCGTGGACAGCACGACGACTCCTCCGGCCACACTCGACGCTTCAGGCAGGGTGACGCTCGGTGAAGGGTGGATTTTCTTCGCGGATGCGTCAGCAACGCACATGTTTAAAGGCTCGCTTGACAGGCTGACTACCCTACTCGGCTACTGCGAAAAGCGGGCAGTCGTCAATCTCGAACTTGGAGAGAGCGGCAAATATGTAAAATGCGAATCACGTTCAGCGGTGGCGAATGCGGCGTTTGCAATCAGCAAGCCGTTCGATGTGGATGCTTGCAGCGAGCTGCTCATCAAGACAGGCTTCAATCCTTCAGATGCGTCGCACAAGGGTCTCGACCTTTCCGTCATCGCCATCTACGAGCAGATTGAGAGGCAGCGCACGGTGCAGAAGAAGAACTCTGACGGCCAGTTGCTCTATTACGTGGTCACGACTGACGCGGAGACAGGCAACCAGACGGTAACACAGGATGAGACTACGGAGGACACTGGCTATCCTGTCTATACTGTCGAGACATACACGGAGACGAGATACCTGCCGAACAACGAGGACAGGTTTGTGGCCATTCCGGACAGCGGATATTATGTTGCGAACATTCCTCAGTCCTGCAAGGTGGTTATTTCGTATAAGCCGGGAATCAGTGACACGGCGGTGATAGTCGAGAAGCACGGCGCGATTGCGAACCTCATCTCCCAGGTCTTCGGCATTTACGAGCACAGGACAATGGTCGAGTGTATGGTCAGCCTCGAAGAGAAAATCAAGGCTATCGAGCAGAGCCGCGGTCTCCTCGGCAATGCGACTGCCGGCACGCTCGACGTGAGTGAACTTACGAAGTGCAAGTATCCGATGACGCTATTCGGACACGGAGTTCCGGCGGAGGCTACCAAGCCTACGAATCTTCCGGAAGGCTTGCCGTGGGACGGCTGCCCGATATTCAAGGGACAGATGTACATCAATCTCGATGCAGCGTCTGGAGGCTTGTACTATGCCGTCTCAGTGGATTCGGTAAATGGTTGGAGTCAGGCTTAAAAATGATTGGATATGATAAAGTATTATGAGAATGAAGCGGCTTACGAGGCCGCAGTAAAGAGCGCATTTGAGAGCCAGGTTTCCCTCATCGGCGCGAGCAACGAGTGTAAGTACGACGGTAGGAATGTGGTGGTAGGATTGAACTCCGCCACTACCGGAAGTATTGCGGTTCTCGATGGCCTGCACGCATTGAGGTTCATAGCGCCTCAGACGTTCAGCTCGAAGAGTTTTATGAGCAACTACGAAATCGTGGGAGTGGTGGCCATCGGTGTGGATCATCCTGACTTCAGAGGCGAAGTGGCCGTAATGAGCCACCAGTTCGCTGGTGCCGCATTGTCCACCAGATACTACTTCAAGCTGTCAGGTTATACGCTTGACGGAGCAGAGCACACGGGAGTTCTGAGTATCAGAAGCGCTTCTGACAATTGGGCAGCCAATCAGGACTACACGATTACGTACAAGGCGGACAATATCGTCGCCCTGGTATCGCAGCTCAATGACTATTTCAAGGCAAACGAGCCGTTTGTCGCACAAGACTGGGTAGCGATAGCTGACACCAATGGCGATGTTCTTCTGCATTTCAAGTACACGACCTGGCAGCAGGCTGCGTATAACACGGCCAAGTCCGGTTTCTCTGTCGTATCAGCGACTGCTCCACAGTGGAAGTCCACGTCAAGAATGTTCAGAATGAATGGCCAAAGATATGGCGAGGGAACCATCACGAATATGCCGCGAGCATTGGCATACTTCAGGGAGGACAATTCTACTACGACTTATAACCCGGCCACAGACGTTACTACGGCCAAGTTGTCATATCCGATATGCCTGCCTGGTTATCTCGGCAAGTCAAAATATCAAAGTGACCACTGCGCATACCTGAGAGGAATCTATGGTGAGGGCGAGGAAGGATGGCTCAAGTTTATGCAGAGTTTTCTTCCTGTGCTTCCGTCGGAGTATGGGATATTTGACGACAGCACATACGGTACGGAGAAGCAGAATACCTACTATCTGGCCAGCCTCAAGTATGTCGGACAAGACGGCGAGGAAAAGTATGTCAGCCCAGCCGCGAGATTGGCAGCGGAGCGTGGTTTCGGCCACGAGCTGCTCAAACGCGGCGAATGGGTAATCGGCAAGATGTCACGCATATTCAGCATCGTAGGCCAGTTGCGTTATCCGACGACACCGGACAAATTCGCGGACAAGGTAAATGCAGCCCTCGCGGCAATAGGCGCACCTGCTCTCGGTAATAACAGCAACGTTTGGTCTTGTTCCCGGTTCATCGAGAACTACGTTTGGATTGCGCGTGGCGGCAACGGTTTTGCCTACAGCGACGGCTTGTACGGCTCGTGCCTGGCTGTTCCCCTCGTGCTTTTGAAAGTTACCGCGTAAAGCGTGGCTTAGTCTTAATCTTTCGGGCGAGGAGCGTCCCCGCTCCCGCCCCTGCAAATTAAAAGTGAGTTATGCCAAAGTCAGAATATTACGAACCGAAAAAGTTGCCCGGAGAGAGGCCTTATCCTCAGATTCTCAACGATGCGGAGGAATTGTACGGACTTCTGCTCACAGCCGAGACTATGATGACAAAAGTTGACAAAATCAGGTACAACAATAGGGCTGTAGACCAGATTCTTGACGTAATCAAGGAGTTCGTTCTTGCTTATGACTTCGAGGACGACAGGGAGATTCATCTGAAGAGGATGTGCGCGAATGTGACAGTATTTATCAGGACAATGAGGCTCATCAATGACCGCAATATCATCCACGTCTTCAATCCTCTCGAAACCGAGAAGCCGGACTCCGTCAAGATGAAGATAATGGAGCATCTCGGCAAGCTTGACGAAGGCGTAACTCGATGGAAGAATTCAATTATTAAATCAAGGAACAAGGGCACGTCCGGCATTGCGAAGCAATGAACCGGCAGTCCCGAAAAATCATAAAGGAGGCCCTCCTTCCGCGTAGCGGCAGGTAAGAGTAAGGTATGGGCCTCGGACAGCAACGTTTGGTCTTGTTCCCGGTACAACGAGAACAACGGTTGGATTGCGAATGGCAACAACGGTTTTGCCAACAACAACAACTTGTACAACTCGAACCTGGCTGTTCCCCTCGTGAATTATGGTTGTACGAAATGGAACTCGAGACTCTAAAAGATGACTACTACGGCTGTCGCTCCAACAAGAGGCGAAGCCTGGACAGCATTCATTTTTCGCTGCATTGGGAGAGAGACCTGATGCGGCTGCTTAGGGATTTCGAGGACCGCTCCCTTGTTCCTTTTTTATATGGATTCATCAATCCCAATCCAAGAGACAGAGAAGTCATAGCGTGCCTGATGGAGATGAAGACGCTCCAGTATCACTTCGATTATCACGTGCGTCCGCTCGTCGAGGAAAGACTGACTGACAGCACGTTCAACAACCGCATAGGCTTCGGATGCGACAGGGCTATACTGAAGGTCCGTGACGACATCCGTAAAGTCTCGAAGAACTACACAAGGGATTGCTATATAATAAAGAGAAACATCAAGTCGTACTTTCCGTCAACGGATCTGGACCGCTCATACGAGAGCTATCGTGCCCTCATAGAAGAGTGTATCGAGGACAGAAAAAACGTCCTGTTCTCCCTCATTTTGGACAAGGAGGCGAAGCTTAGGGAAACCGACTATGTTGCCGCCAAGATTGGAGAGGGCTCCGCTGCTCCGGAGGAGTATGCCGAAGTCCTCGTAAAGAGACAGCAGGAGCGGAATGACATCAATGCCGCACAGGCTGAGCTGGAGAAGCTTGACAAGGAGGAACCGGAAGACAAGGAGGAGAGAGTATGGATGAGATAATCACAATATTTAATCTCCCTGACGGCCTGAGTCGAGGGATAATGATAGCGTTCCTGCTCTGCGTGCTCGTTTGCGCTGCTGCTCTGATTGATATGTGGACCGGAATAGACGCGGCAAAAACGAACAAGGAAAAGATTATGAGCCACGGGTTGCGGAAGACAGTGAGGAAGATTATAGACTATCTGAGGATAGTTTATTTCTTCCTGCTCATTGATATACTCGGAGCTGTGTTTACGTGGTATAGCCTGCCTTATTGTGCGATTTTAGCGACTTTAGGCGTATTGCTTATTGAAGGACGTTCAGTTATCGAGAACTCCAAGAAAAAGAAGAGCGCGGCAGGCAGAGTGGTGGACGTTGTTCAGGAGATTATCTCTTGCGTGGACAGCGAGAAAGCGCAGAAGGTCATCGAGATGATTAAGGAAGAGCCGAAGCACGGCATCAAAGGAGAATGAGATGGGAACGATAAGCAAAGACTTCAGTTATCGGGAGTTCGAGAGAAGTGAAGTCGCGGACGCAAAGCACATCTGCAATGTCATCACCTCTTTCGGGGTTCGAGACAGCATCCTGGCACTGACGGAGAATGTCCTGCAGCCGCTGCGCGACGCGTGGGGCAAGCCGTTGAAAGTCAATTCCGGATACCGGTGCAAGGCGCTCAATGCTGCCGTCGGCGGAGTGCCTACGAGTCAGCACGTGAAAGGCGAAGCGGCAGACATAGCGGCAGGTGATCCGGTGAAGCTCGCAAGGCTTGCGGTAAAGTTGGGGCTGCCTTTCGACCAGATGATACTCTACCCCACTTTCGTTCATTTCAGTCACAAACTGAATGGCGAACAAAGAGGGCAGATTTGCTACAACTGGCGCTATACGGGAGAAAAGGTATGAGAAGGATGTTAATATGGGCGGTTGTCTTCCTTGCAGTGTCGTGCGGGACGCAAAGGAAAGCACTTGACACGGAGACAAGAGACAGCACGAGAGTCGAGGTGAGGACGGAGCGCATCGAGACCATCGATACGGTGTACGTGGAACTTCCGAGGCAGTCGGAGACGGTGGCGGTGAAGGACACGTCATCTCATCTGGAGAATGACGTGGCAGTGTCGGATGCAAGCGTAGACGCGCTCGGATTCCTGCACCATTCCCTGAAGACGAAACCTCGCGGTCGTTTTCCAGTTCCGAGTAAGAAGACGAAGGAGCGGAGGGACAGCATCGTTTATCGAGACAAGTACGTCTATATCGAAAAGCCTGTCTATGTCGAAGCTGAATTGAATGCTTGGCAGCGCTTCAGGCTCCGCGGTTTCTGGGTGATTACAGCTATGGCTGGAGGATATGTCGTTTGGCGAAATAGAAAGTGGCTATTATATTTGCTCGCGAAATTGATTTCGTGAGCAAAATATGCTTTCATTAATTGTTGAAATTATGAAAAAGTTAACGATATACTTGTTTGTGTCAATAGTCTTGGCCGTTGTTTTATCCTTATACACAAGGGCGTTAATGACGGGCGATGTTTTGGATACCTTATATACTGTGGCGGGTGTCATATTCTCTGTTGGAATGAGTCTTACCGTGTCTCCGAAGACGGATGGTGTAGTGAATGAAACTATTAAGAAGTCTATCAGGTATTCATACAAGAAGATTAGAAATTCTTTCATGTCCTTTTTCTGTATTGACACTGTTCTCTATGTTTTAACGGAGTTTGATTTCAGTATGTGTTTGGCGGCAATTTTGGGTAACTGCTGTGCGATTTTCCTTCTTTTCTCAATTGGTTACTATGTCTGTAACTTCAATTGCCTTCAGATGCTAGGTGAAAAGATTGAGGATCATGCGATGAAAGAAAATAATCGATAGATGTATTACAAAAAATGGTGCAAGATTGGGCCCTTGCACCATTTTACAAGTTAGTCCAGGATATCCACATTCTTCAGATCTTCTTCTGCCTTCTTTCTGTTTTTCCCTACATAAATTGATGTCATAGCGACTGAACTATGATCTGCTTGCTGCTGCACTGATGTCAGCGGAACTCCAGAACTGACCATGTTAGTAATGCCGGTGTCCTTCAGCGAATAGAACTGCAACTCCATTGGGAACCCGCAACCTGGGCGCACGTATTCCTCCCAATAATTCGATATTTTTCTGGACCATATCGGTTTCGGCCCGGGAGAAAAGTCATATCCGCGTCTATGGGAAAACAAAAAGTAATCCGGGTTGGATAAGTCCAATTCTCTTACATACTTCATCATGGAATCCGGAATTGTCCTGTAGGACTCATTGTCATTCTTGGCAATTTCTCCACGAATATGCACCAGCTGCTTTCCTAAGGAGATGTCCTCGCATTTGAGCAGGGCAATCTCTTTAGGACGTATGAAACAACAGTAGCATAGCATTACCATCACCAGATACGGGATATTTTCTTTCTCTAGATATCCTATCAGCTTGTCCATCTCCTCTTGCGTGAAAGTTCTTCTGGTCTTTGCAGTGAGGCGCTTCGGCTTTCTTCTGAGTTTGTTGAAAGGGTTCTCTGCTATATATTGCCTCTCGGCCATCCAGTTAAATAATGAGCGATAGAACCGGAGGTAGTTGTTATATGTGGTTGCAGACAACTTGCTTTCCATATCGTCCAGAAAGTCTATTGCATCCGTTTGCGTGAAAGAGCTTGTATAGTAATTGTTGATATACCCTTTCTTTTTTAGCCAGCCTTTGAATGTCTTGATGAACGAGTTGTAACTTCTCATTGAGTTGGCCTCGCTCTCTTTTGATTTGATGTCAATGAATTTGTCAAGCACGTCGCTCATCAGGGCGAAGCCTTTAGGCATAGCCTCCTCAATAAACGGATTCCATCCGAGTTTGAGTTTAAGATCCAGGGATGCGATTACGACTCGCGCCTCTTTCTTTCGCTCGCTCAGTGAATCGCCTCGATTGAACTTTATTCTGACGCGCTTCATCTTGCCTGTGGCAGGATGTTTACAACTGAAAGAGATATACCAAATTTTGCCCTGCGTCAGTTTGGGCGGTATATAATCAATGTGCGGGAGAGGCGACGAAAAGAACATTTTTTTTTCTTTGCACAACTCCACAAGGGCGTCATACAAGGAAAAATTTTGTCCC